ACGGTTCAGCTTCCCAACCCGGACCAAGATTTCATCCCACGTTGCGCCTTTTTTGCATACGAATGCTTCACGACGCTCAAACAGGCCACAGAATTCAGGCCAGTGCTTGATGCTTAGGAATGGGTCCATAATGCCTCCATCATGCCTCCATCTTACGCCTTCCACCCTACTCACGCCACGTTTTCACGTGATCATCCGCAACACAGCCCGCCGCGCTTTCGCATGCCTTCGGATCGCCTCAAACACCTTGGACCGACAGAGCCCGACGCGCTCCGATATCACCACGGCAGTCAGGCGTGACCCTCGCAACTGATACACCCTGGCGTCACGCTCAAACGCCTCCGCATCGGTTTGTTTCACAATCCCGGCAGCGGGCAGAACCTCCATCACGAACGCTGCCACCCTGTCCGCCTTGCTCCTGTCCTCTCCTTGGGCAACGAGGCAATCCGAGATGAGCTGTTGCGCGAAGCTGGGCATCATGGCTCCTACGTGGGGAAGGAGATGGATTGGGTGCGACGGGAAATAATTGGGAAATCATGGCTGATGAAGTAGCCGCCTGCGTCGTTGGTGTGATCGTGGCCGGTGGTCTTGTCGGGCTCACCGTTAGCCGCCCACGGCTGTTGCTCCAGGCTGTCGGCATAGGTCGGGCACTTGTCGTCGTTCACCAAGTAGCGCCGTTCACCCGTGGCGTTGCAGAACATCCCGTTCATGGCGTTGATTCGGTCCTTCACGGGAGGATTCGCGGCGGGGGCACAAACCTGAAACCCTTCAGCGCGAAGCAGGGCCAGATCGGTCTCGGATGCGTTCACCGTCTTCCTGGATCCACCCGAGGCATCTGGATAGATGCGGATCTGGCGAGTCTTCATCCAGTTCCCACCCGATTGCCTCCAGAATCGCTCCTTAATTCGGCGGATCATGTCTGGCGTATCATAGGCGTTCACGATCTCATCGACGACCCTTGGCTTATTCTCCCGCTTGACGTGGACGATGGCCGCCATCTTGCCCACGTTGAAGTCCATGCCGATGAAGATGGCCTCGCCGTCCTGCACTGTGTCAGAGCAGCGATTCAGGACCCGGTTGTATGCCTGATAGATCGTACCGGTGGCCATGTTGCAGAACTGACCATTGATGTATGCATCAACGAGGTTCTCTGGGTAACTAGCGAGGAGGGACGTGATGTAATCGTCTGGGAGGTTTACAGCATTGTCGTACGTGCTCGCATGGACCAGGCCATAGAGTCCAGACAAATCAGGCTTAGCCTTCACCTGCCGAACGAATTGATCGTAGACCCATCGGAAACCCTCCGGCGTTGTGACCACATCGATTCCGTTCCGCAAACCCTCGATCTTGTACCGCATGCGGGCGATGATCTTCCGCCAAGCGTCCTGGGCCTTGCGTTGGAGCATGGTGTCGATCTCGTCCACCAGCGCATGGCCGATCCGAAAACCTACAATAGATGAGGGGTCCTCCATCGACCGACAAAGCACCTGGCCCATGTATGTTCGACCGCGATAAATCTCCACCTCGTGATTCGCCTGTCGAACCTTACACCTTAGGCCCCAATCCGCCAGAGACTCCTCAATCGTCGGGTAAAAAATGTCTCGAATCTGCGGATAGGTTGGAGCAAAATACCCGGCATTAACGCGCGGGAACTGATAAAAGTGCTGTCCGATCCCCCCGCAGCCTACCCATGTTTTGCCGCTGCCATAACCGCCCACAAAGCCACGGAATTTCTCGGGCCGGGTCAGGAATTCGGCCTGTGGGGCGTTGAAGGAGGGGGATACAGTGGTCATATCGCCGTAACTCCTTTATTACCAACGGTGGAATATTCGTAAAATACCCTTGACGGTTGCAGATTGCAGCCGTATATTGGTTGCAGGAGGCAACCATGAACACCGAAACAACCAAACGCAGTCGAATCTACGTCACTGCCGACGTGGACAACTACGGAGAGACTATCCGTGTCGCTCTCAATCCCGAAGCCGCCATCGAGATCAACGACAAACAGTGGGGAACCGGGATCACTATGGACCGTTGCTGGTTCGGTAAGGCCCGGATTGTCACTCAGTCCTATTCGATCTGGGACGACGGGCGCGGGCGTTGCGTGGGGACACGCTACAGAGTGATCTCTGATCCTTCCGAGATCCTTCGATTCTGCGAAAAGGCCGGAATCGACGCTCCAGAATGGATCGAGGCTCAGGAGGTTTAACGTGATTTTGTTCAAAGAACGCTTCCGCTCTGCCCTTCTGGACGGTTCGAAGTCCACCACGCTCCGCACATGGAAGAAGCGCCTAGCCAAGCCTGGAACCGTGGCCAAGACCAACTTGGGCGTAAATCTGTTCGTGGAATCCGTTGAGCAGATCCCTCTTGAAGCCATTGACGACGCTATCGCCAGGGCTGATGGCTTCGACTCTGTCGAGTCCTTGATGATTTGCCTGCGAGAGATATACCCGGCTCTGCCCGCCACACTGACGCTCATCCGGTTCCGTCTCGCCGCCTGAATCATCGAATCACCCCCAATTTGCGGGCCTCGTCATAATTGACGGGGCCCTTGTAGTCAAAGGACGCGGTGAAGCGGTCGGAAGCGACGGACTTGCCGATATTACGCAGGGATGTTTTCCCAGCCGCATGATGTAGCTTGGGCCGGGATCGCATGAACCAGTTCGGACTTTTTGACCTATACCCGATCATGGCCGGGTTGGCGGTCACGCTTGTATAGGGCTTCCCGGTAGCGGCATAGATTGAGGCGACGAAGTCGGACAGGGCGTTCCCAATGCCGACCCCTTGGAAATCAGGCAAACATACCGTGCGATGCTCCCGCCATCGGGAAGCGGTAGGGTGCGGCCAATGCATGACGGCTGTGAACGCCACTGGGCGGCCATCATAGAGAGCGCAGAAGCACGCCGCAGAATTCGCCAGACCGGTATCTAAATAGTGATGGCGCTTGAACATGACCCACGCCGAACGATCGCAAGGAACGATTTCGAGTTGAATGGCTGGACGTCGTTGAAGCTCCCTCCACTGAAAGCGATTCAGGTGCGGCTCGAAGATCCAATCCGGCTGGAGCCAGTCGATCACGTCGTAGTGGACACCGATGGCCACCATCTGGCGGTCGGTCTTCCGAATGGTCTTGGCTAGAGCGGCCGATCCAATCTGAGCCACGGTGCGATCGACCACTGAGGTGAATTCGTCGATTGCGAAGAGCCCTTCAGATTCAGCCATAGCCCGCGCCAGCGTCACCCTGAACTGTTCGCCGTTGGACAAGCAACGGAAGGGGCGCAGCCATGAAGGGGGCGAACTGAAGCCCACCTGGGACAACAGGCCCGTCACATCCTTGATACCCATGCTCTTCGGGAAATCGTCCACGATGGACCGATCCGGCGACCATTGGTGACCGGTCACCAATTCTGCACCGAAGATCTCCCGGGCTAGAGTGGACTTCCCCGCACCAGAAGGGCCAACGATCATACCGATGGACCACGGGCGATCCTCGACGGGCAAAGCGCCGTTCCATCGGATCTCGCTCCTCTTGGTGGGCGGTAGATCAAACAACCCCTCCAGCTGCATCACGCGGGGCGTTCTTTGGACTGGTGTCGAAACTACGATATCAAACTTCGGCATTTGTAGCCCTCTCCATCGAGACGTTCCAAAAGCTCCATCTGCGCCTGTTCGGTGCGGCATTCGACCAACACACCGAACGATTCCTTGAGTGTTTCCTCTTCTGCTTTATCGGAATTCTTTGGCGTCTCGGTCAAATCCTCCAGATCATCGAACCCCAGCAGATCCAGGTCGAACCCCTCGTCTGACAGTTCCGCCAGTTCGACCGCCAACATTTCTGCGTCCCAACCAGCATTCAGCGCGAGCTGATTGTCTGCCAGCACGTAGGCCCGCGCCTGGGTCTTGGTGAGGTGAGAGAGATCCAGGGTGGGCACCGTGGCCATCCCGAGCTTCCGAGCCGCCAAGAGGCGACCGTGGCCCGCCACGATCTGGTTCCCGTGGATGAGGATCGGATTGCAGAACCCGAACTCCTGAATACTGGCGGCGATCTGGGCCACCTGGGCGTCCGTGTGGATCCTCGCGTTC